ATCCCATGTCGAACATGCCCGCCGCCTTGGTTCGCTGGTCCGCAATGGCCGGTCTGGCGATCCTGGTGGGCCTGTTCGTTCCCCTGAGCTGGGTTCTGCATCAACTGGCGGGCGTCAGTCTGTCCGTCGCTGAGTGGTCGCAGGCCCGGCTCGTCAAGCTGTGGAGAGCGAAGTGACCACATCGACCGTAATCTGGCTGGGCCTGTTCCTGGCATCGCTGCTGGCCGTTGCGCTGGCGTGGCGTCACGCGGCGAAGCCCGCCCCCGCCCAACCGACCGCCGAACCTCGCGCATGGCCTGCCCTTGATCGGCGCACCGCCGAGCTGAAGGCGGAAATCGCCCGCCTCAAGCGCCAGAAGAAGCGCCACAGCCACCTGGTCGCCGAGCTTCAGACCCTGACCAACCGCCGCCTGCTTTGGGAGCAGGGAGCGTGAGCCGGGTCGATTTCGCCGCGGTCCTGAAATGGACTCCTGAGGATCAGGAGCGGGTCGTTCACAGCACCGGCCCGCGTGACTGCGCCTTCCGCACCCCGCCCGCCCCGTGGCCCGAGGTCATGCTCGCGCAGCGCATCGCATGGCATCACGGCCCTGCTGAAGCCTACCAGCGCGTGTTCGGTGACGGTCGGAAGGTGGCGGCATGACCACTTGCATCGAAGGCTGGGCCGATTGGGAAGTGGGCGTGTTGCTGGCCAATCCGAAGGTGTCGGATCGCAGCCTGCAGCTCATCCTCCGCAAGCACGGTTCCGGGCGGACCACCTACGCCGTGGCCGCCAAGCGTCGCGCCCTGGGGCTGTTCAAGAAGCCCGGCGACCCGACGCAGGCGATGGTCCGCGCGGGGTGGCCCGAGATGAAGGGCGAGCCCGAGGACCGCGACCGTGTGTTCTGGAAGGCCGTCCTTGTCCATGCCGTCGAGTGTGGCGTCATCACGATCGCCAAGACTCCTACCACCCCTCTGCCGAAGGGGATGGCGGCGTAGTGACCCAGCGCATCGAAACCATCGGCGACTGCACGCTCTATTTGGGCGACTGCCGCGACATTCTCCCGACGCTGACCGACATGGACTGCGTTGTGACCGACGCCCCTTACCGGGTCACGTCCGGCGGGTTTGGTGCGCTTGAGGGCGGGTTTTCCGGATGGATCAAGGACAGCTACGACAACAAAGGCGCCATCGTCGCCTGCGACCTGGACTGGTCCGACTGGCTGGCGCTGATCCCCGCCGCCCTCCGTGCGGATGCCCACGCCTATCTGTTCTCCAACGACCGCAACCTGACCGACGCTCGGGTGGCAGCGGAATCCGCCGGCCTTCAGTTTCACCGTCTCCTGACTTGGGACAAGTGCGCGGCCCTTCCGAACCGCTGGTATCAGCAGACCTGCGAGTTCATCCTGTTCATGCGGAAGGGCAAGGCTTTCCAGATCAACGACCCGTCGAGCAAGGCCCTGCAGCGCCTGTTCCAGCGCGACGAGAGCAAGCACCCGACCGAGAAGCCGGTTGGCCTGTGCCAACTCTACATCGAGAACTCCACCAAGCCCGGCGAGACAGTCCTAGATCCTTTCATGGGGAGCGGGACCACTGGCGTTGCTGCGGTGAAATCCGGCCGCGCGTTCGTCGGGATCGAACTGACCACCGAGTGGTTCGACGTGGCCTGCCGCCGCATCGAGCGCGCCGCCAATGAGCCACGCCTGTTCGCGGAGCCTGAGCCCAAGCCTGTGCAGCCCGACATGCTGGGGGCCGCATGACCCTCCCCGCATTCCAGACCGGCGAGACAGAGCCGCTTGTCCTTCCGCACAACATTCAGGCGGAACAGGCCCTGCTTGGCGCCCTGCTGTTCGAGGCGGAATCCTTCGAGCGCTGTGACGGATTGCGGCCGGAACACTTCTTCGAGCCCTTCCATCAGCGCCTGTTCGACACCATCGCTGAGGCGGTAAGGGCGGGCAAGCGGGCCGAGCCGGTCCTGATCATGGATCTGCTGCGCTCCGACCCGGCCTTTGTCGAGCTGGGCGGCATCAAATACCTGGCCGATCTCGTTGACCGCGCCCCGCCTTCGGCCAACGCCGGGGACTACGCCGCCAAGGTGCGTGAGCTGGCGACCGCGCGCCAACTGATCGACACGTCCCGAGAGATAGCCGCACGAGCCCACAGCGAGCCCGTGGAGCCCTTGGTCGCCGAGGCCGAGCGTCGGATTACGGATATTGCCCGAGACGGCTCCAGCCGCGATTGCTGGGCTCCCGTGGCCGAGGTTGCCGAGCGGGCGTTCGCTGCAGCCCGCCGGCGCAACGGCATGGCGGGCGTTCCGACCGGGATCTACGAGGTTGACCGCATCCTCGGAGGCTTCCGGCCCAAGACCTACAACCTCCTGGCCGGGCGCCCCGGCATGGGCAAGACCGCCGCCGCCGTCCAACTCGCCATCAACGTGGCGCGTCAGGGCAAGGGCGTCGGCTTCTTCTCCATCGAGGAGCCCGAGGAAACCCTGACCGCCCGCTTCGCCTGCGCGCTGGCCTATGACCGCAACGCCCCGCTCTACAGCGGCGTCACCACGAACCCGACCTATGAGGCCTTCCAGCGCGGCGACCTGACCGAGCCGCAGTGGGAAGCGCTTGAGCGCGGGCGCAAGATCCTCGAATCCCTGCCGATCGAACTCGACTTCCGCTCCAAGCTCAAGCCCAGCCAGATCATCGCCGCCGCCCGTAGGCTCAAGCGCAAGTGGTCGCGCAAGGGGACCGAGGTTGGCCTGTTCATCGGCGACCACATCGGCCACGTCGCGCCCGAGGTCTACACCGGGTCCAAGGTGCAGGACACCGGCGCCGTCTCCGGCGACCTCCTGCACGCGGCCAAGGCGACCGAGGATGCCTGGCTGTGGATGTGCCAGCTTTCCCGGGCCTCCGAAGGCCGCGAGGACAAGCGCCCGGGACTGAGCGATCTGCGCTGGGCCGGCGAGCTTGAGCAGGACGCCTTCTCCGTCACCTTCCTCTACCGCCCGGCCTACTACGCCCGCGAGCCTGAGGATGCCGACGACGACAAGGCGATGGAGAAATACCGCCGCCTGAAGGAGCAGGAACACGCCCTGTTCTGGCTGACCGAGAAGAACCGCGGCGGGCGCACCGGCCAAGCCAAGACCTTCTGTGACATCGGCTGCAACGCCATTGAAGACCTGGAGCCTTACCGATGAGCGCTTTCGATTGGCACCCGCGCCATCACCGTGCGGCCCTCGACGGGATGCTCGCGCTCACTCTGGAGGAGCGCGGCGCCTACAACACCATCCTCGACCTGATCTACGAGCGGGGAGGGGCGGTCCCTGACGACGACCGCTGGCTTGCCGGCTGGATGGGGTGCTCGACCCGCCGCTGGAACATCATCAAGGCCGCTCTCATCGTGAAGGGCAAGATCGTGGTCCGCGACCGCGATGGAGACCGCTTCCTGACCAACCCGAGGGCCGAAAAAGAGCTGTCGTCACAGGCTGATCGGACGCGAAAACTCAGCGAAAACGGCGCGAAAGGTCAACGAAAGCGCCGCGAAAACGAAGCCGTCTCCAATGAAATCAAAGAGGTAGCTCCAGCCCGGCTTAAGCTAAAGACAGAGACAGTAGATAAGAACCCCCCTACCCCCCAAGGGGGGAGCGTCCTCGCCAAGCAACTTTACGACCTTGGCACCAAGCTTGCCCGTCAAAGGTCCAGCGTGAAGGACACCGAACGATCCGCCGCCGCCGCGCTCCGACGAGGCAAGACGCCCGAACAGATCCAGCGCGGCTTGGCGGCCTACTACGCCAGCGAGGAAGGCCGCCGCGTCGAGAAGGGCGTTCACCGGATGATCGAAAACGACCGCTTCGAAGCCTTCCTGGCTCCAGAAACCGACACCACGGCCTGGGACGACCTTCGCTGGCAAGTCGCGGTCAACCGCTGGCGCCGAGACGGGTTCTGGCCCGAAGGCATCGGCCCCGCTCCCGGCCAGCCCGGCTGTCGATGTCCCGCCAGCCTGTATGTCACCGAGGCCGACAGCTTTCGGATGAGCGCATGACCCTCACCAACCGCCAGCCCACGAGAGCAAGCGCATGAGCCTGAGAACCCCAGAGCTTGAAGCCGAGATCGTAGCCAGGCTGTCGAAGGGCGAACCACTCGCGGTCATCTGCCGGGATGAACACATGCCGTGCGACGACACGGTGAGGAATTGGCAGGATGCAGATCCCGCGTTCGCTCGGGCCATCGCGCGCGCACGCGAAGCTGGCTTCGACGCCATCGCAAACCGCACCAGGGCAACGGCCCGCAAGCCAACATGCGCCTCCGAGGCTCCCGCATGGAACAGTCCCGATACGAACCACCGAGAAGCCAACCGAAAGTCCCAGATCACCAGGGCCGCCAAAAACTCCCGCGCCGACCAACTCCTCCGCAAGTTCGACTAGCCCAACCAGGAACGTATAGGCATGACCACCAAACTGCGCTAAGCTTCCTCAGCCGAGGGAACCGCTAATGCTGACCACCGCCGCAAGCGTCTATATCATCTGGATAGCCGGGGCCATCGCGCTCGCCGTCATCAGCCTTGCGCTCGGGGCCATCGGGGACATATTCAAGGGCCGGTAGTTAGGCGAAGGGCTAATTATGTCAGACCCTAAATTAGGCGTGAATACGGGCAACGCCGGTAAGGGCCGCCCCAAGGGCTCGCCAAACAAGACCACGGTAGCCCTCAAGGACGCCATCATGGGCGCATTCGACGCCAGTGGCGGCCAAGCCTACTTGCAGCGTGTGGCTGATGAAGACCCCCGCACCTTCTGCACGCTGCTGGGCAAGGTGCTACCCACCGAGGTCAAGGCAGAGCTAAACGGCAACATTACGGTGAACGTCCTTCGCTTCTCACCCGAATAGCCGTTGCGCACCGCCGCTGGTGTGCTATCTAACGTTTATGCCAAACGCATTGGACATAGCTGGCGAGCGCTACGGAAGGCTTACGGGCATTGAGCCGCGTCCGCCCCGCCGCAAGCGCACCTACTGGCTGTTCCGCTGTGATTGCGGGACGGAGAAGGAAATCGAGCTAGGCCATGTTCGCAAGGGTCGCGTGGTCTCGTGCGGCTGCTATCTGGCGGAAGAGCTTAAGTCCGATGCCCACCGCGAACGCTGCATCCGGGCGGCCAAGCTGCCCCGCACCCACGGCATGGCGAACACCAAGGTTCACGCTGTCTGGAAGGCGATGCACGAACGCTGCCGCAACCCCAACGCCCACGACTACCGCTGGTATGGCGCAAAGGGCGTGACCGTGTGCGAGCGCTGGCGGTCATTCGAAAACTTCTATGCCGACATGGGCGAGCCGAACGGCCTGACGCTGGACCGGATCGACCCTGCCGGAAACTACGAGCCGAGCAATTGCCGCTGGGCGACGTGGGAAGTGCAGCGAGGGAACAAACGTGCCCGAGGTTAGCATCCCCAACAACTGGCACCCTAGACCCTATCAAATGCCGTCGTGGACGGCGTGGGAGAAAGGAATAAGACGGTGCCTCATGATTTGGCACCGTCGATTACCGGGCAGGCAAGGACGACGTTGCCCTGAACATGGCCGCCGTAGCCGCCCACATGCGCCCGGCCAACTACTGGCACTGTCTGCCCATGTATGAGCAGGCCCGCAAAGCCATTTGGGAGGCCATCGACCCCCACACGGGCAGGCGGCGCATCGACCAAGCCTTCCCGCTGGAAACACGCAAGCGCACCGACAACGGCGCGATGACCATTGAGTTTCACTCGGGCTCAATCTGGCGCGTGGTGGGCTCGGACAATCCTGACAGCCTCGTAGGCGCACCGCCTGCTGGCATCGTGTTCTCGGAATGGGCGCTGGCTAACCCGAGCGCGTGGGCCTACCTCGCCCCGATCCTTGAGGAAAACGACGGCTGGGCTGTGTTCATCACCACGCCCCGAGGCCGCAACCACGTCAAGTCGATGCTGGACATGGCTCGGACCAACCCGGCGTGGTTCGCAGAGGTCTTGCCGGTCACGGCCACCAACGCCATCAGCCTGGACGCGGTTGAACGCCAGCGCGGCGAGTATCACGCCATCTTCGGAGCCGATGCGGGGGACGCGCTGATCGAACAGGAGTATTTCTGTTCGTTCGAGGCCGCCGTGCTTGGGGCCTACTACGGGCGGGAGATGGTCGATGCAGAAGCCCAAGGACGCATCTTCGATCTGCCCTATGACCCGGCCTTCCCTGTCCACACCGCATGGGACCTTGGCGTTGGGGATGACACGGCCATCTGGTTCTTTCAGGTCGCCGGTCCGCAAGTTCATGTCATCGACTACTATGCCGCTTCCGGATACGGACCTGAGCACTACGTCGAAGTCCTGAACGCCAAGCCCTACACCTACGGCACTGACTACGTTCCGCACGACGCCAAGGCCCGCATGTGGACCGGCAACCTCGCCAAGACCCGCGTGGAGGAAATGCTGAAGCTGGGCCGCAAGCCCAAGATTGTCCCGCTCCACAAGCTTGAAGACGGCATCAACGCCGCTCGCCAGACGATAGGCCGCACCCGGTTCGACAGGGACAAGTGCGAGGCCGGGCTAGAGGCGCTTCGCCAGTATCGCCGGGAGTGGGATGACGACAAGAAGTGCTTTAGGGATCGGCCCCTGCATGACTGGACAAGCCACGCATCCGACGCCTTCCGCTACCTCGCTATGGCGTGGAAGGAACTGAAGGGCGAGCCCGACAAGAAAACCGCCAAGCCCAAGGGCATCCGAGACGCCACCTTCAGCCAGCTAATGAAGACCGTTCCCAAGCGTAGCGCACGGGTGTAGACGCGCCCGCCAAATAGCGGTATTCCGATACCGTGGCAGTAGCACCAGCAAATCCGTCTACCGAAGGCGCGGACCTCGCACGCAAATGGCTTGCCGAGGTTGAATCGTCGCTGAAGTGGATGGCTGACTGGACGGCCCGCTCCAAGCGCATCATCACCCGCTACAAGGATGAGCGCCCGGCGCTGCCCGATCAGGTCATCGACCGCAAGTTCGCCATCCTGTGGTCCAATATCCAGACGCTAGGCCCCGCCGTCTACGCCCGCACGCCAAACGCCGTGGTCCTGCGCCGCTACAAGGATGAAGACCCCGTAGGCCGGGAAGCCTCCGAAGTGCTTGAGCGGGCGATTAACTACAGCCTCGATGTTTACGACTTTGACGGCCACATGAAGCTGTGCCGGGATGATTACCTGTTGCTCGCCCGTGGTCAGGCGTGGATCAGGTATGAGCCCCACTTCAAGACGGTTGAGGTTGAGGTTCAGCCGCTATCGGAGCCCGAGGAAGGCGTTTCGATCAGCTATGAGGATGAGTCCGGCACGGCGGTTGAGGATGCCGAGGAACGCGACGGCCAGGTCTACGCCGGAGAGG